AATTATAAAGTGCCAATATGGACTTTAATTTTTAACTTGCTTATAAAGGAGAATAAAAATGGTAACATTTAATTTAGATAATATTACTAGACAAGCTATTGGTTTTGATAACTTGTTTAATTCAATGTTAAGTGATAACGTGGGTGATACTGGATATCCACCATATAACTTAATTAAAGATAAAGAAGATACATATCTTTTACAATTTGCACTAGCTGGTTTTAAAGATAGAGAACTTGATGTACAAGTAAAAGAAAATAAATTAACAATAAAGGGAGAGTCTTCTGATAAAGAAGAGGACTTAGAATATCTACATAGAGGTATTGGTAAAAGAGTATTTCAAAGACAGTTTGTTCTTGCTGATACTTTACATGTAGAAGGTTGTACTTTTCTTCGTGGTATTTTAGAAATAAAACTAAAACAAATTATACCTGAAGAAAAGAAACCAAGAAAGATACAAATAAAATAGGGAGTAAGGCAGGGATTCATTAGAGTCTCTGCCTATTTTTTTATGGCAAGAGCAATAGTAGGTGCAGGAAAAAGAATAAGAAGTTTTTTTAAGAAGATTACTTCTATAGGTAAGTCTAATAGAAGTAGACCAAAGAATAAACATAAACGTAGAAATTTTAAAAAATATAAAGGACAAGGTAAATGAGAATAATATTAATATTAATGGTTAGTTTAATTACAATGCAGTTAAAGGCAGGTGGTTTATTTGATTCTGTCGGATATAGATACTATCATGATTTAGATAATGAACGTAATGGTTCAAAGTTTAGAAGTTATGCCACTAAAAATTTATCTAACAATGATAAATTAAAAATAGCATACGAAAGACAAAGACCTGGCAGTGGTATAGAGTCTGGTGTATTTTTTATAGATTATGAATGGAAGTTCTAGTATGCAAACAAAAATTAGAAATGATATGGATACAGTGTATATTGGCTATGACCCTAGAGAACATGCAGCTTACGAAGTATTAAAGTTCTCTATTGAAATACGTGCCAAGAACCCTGTAAGAATAGTGCCTCTTAAAAAAGATGCATTAATTAAGAATGGTATGTTTAGAAGAAGGTCTAATAAGATAGGTAATCAACAGTATGATGAGATAGATGGCAGACCTTTCTCTACTGATTTTAGTTTTACTAGATTTCTTGTGCCACATTTAAGTTTATATACTGGTCTATCTTTGTATATGGATTGTGACATGTATTGTTATGGAGATATAACAGAACTATTTGATATGTGTAGAGATAATTACTATCCTGTATGGGCAGTGCATCATAAGTATGATGTAGAAAAAGGTGTTAAAATGGATGGTCAAGCACAAGAGCCTTATAATATGAAGAACTGGTCTAGTCTTATGATGTTTAATAATGCACATCATTACCTTGATAAGTTAAGTATTGATGCTATTAACACAGAAAAAGGTAGATGGTTACATACATTTAAATGGTTGCCTGATGAAGTATCTGATATAGGTCAAATACCTGAAGAGTGGAACTGGCTTGATGGACATTCACCAGAGGATATGAAACCAAAGATTGTACACTTTACAACAGGTGGTCCTTGGTTTGCTAAATGGAAACCTAGAGGAGTAACTGAAGGCAAGTATGCTGTTAAGTGGTGTGAAGATGCTAGATGGTTACAGATGAAAGGAATAATACCAAGAGAAAAGGATTACTTAATACAATGAGAGAATTAACACACACTTTATATGGAGCTATACGAGCACATTATGAAGGCGAAAGGTCAAAGGCTTTATATCAATTAGACTTAGCTTTTCAAAAACCGGTAGCAATAGGTGAGCACCCAAAGATAGTGGAGGATTCTGTTGTTTTAATTAAACAGTTAGCCGAAGCTGAAGAGGCTTTGGATTCACTAGAAAAAAACTTTGGAGTATATAATGGCAGAGATTAATATTGTTACCTCTTTTAATGAAACTATTTTAAAAGATACAGCAATTCATTTACTAAATTCTACAAAAGAAAATTTAGATACAGATATATCTTTTACTTGTTATTATCATGATTGTAAAATAGATGCTTATTCTTTACCAGACTATACTTATAAAAGTCTACATGATGTAAAAGACCATGAAGACTTTTTAAAAAGATATGCAGAGCATGATGGTACAGAAGAGGGAAAGATACCTTATAATGATAAACTAGATGCCTTGAAGTGGTCTCATAAAGTATTTGCTTTAACTGAAAAAGCATTTGATTTAGCAGAGAAAAGTAAAGAAGCAGGGTGGTTAATATGGATAGATGCTGATTCTTATTTAAAGAAAAGATTAACTAAACAAGATATGTTATCTATGTTAAATGATAAAGCTGATATAGTTTACAATCCTGATGAGCCTTTCTTTATGGCTTTTAATTTAAATAAGCAACCTACTATAGATATACTAGCAGACTTACGAGGTGCATATATATTGGGTGAGATGACTAAGTATAGGGAGTGGCATGATTATTATGTCTTATCTAGACTACTAAACATTTATCAGGCACATGGTATGAAAGTAGAACAAACACATGCTATGAATGACTTCTTTTATCATTTTGCTGGTAGACCAGACTTTTCTAAAGTTGCTATAAGAAAAGGTAATGGTGAAAGAGCTTTTCCTTTATCAGATGAGGTTGCTCCTGATATTAAACCTAATAGATATCAACAGATATCACAGATAATGAGAGAGTATAAACCAAAAACTGTAATAGAAACTGGTGCATGGAATGGTGGTAGAGCTATAGAGATGGCACTAACTGCATTTGATTATACAGATAGTTTTACATATCATGGTTATGATTTATTTGAAGATGCTACTATTGAAACAGACCATGAAGAGTTTAATAGTAAGGCACATAATAAAATGTCTGCAGTTCAAAAAAGATTAGAAGAGTTTGCAGAACATATGAAAGAAAATAAAAATAAAACTTTTGTATTTGAATTACATAAAGGTAACACTAGAGACATATTAAAAGACCAAGGTGAATGGTTTGATATGGCATTAATTGGTGGTGGTAATAGTGTAAAGACTGTTGCTCATGATTATGATTGTGTAAAGAAAACACCTATTGTAATGCTTGACCATTACTTTAGAGAAGATGATGATAAGATGGCACCCAATGATGCATACTTCGGTGTTAATGAAGTATGGAAAAAATTAAAAGGCAATAAAGATATTCGTAAACATGTATTACCTTCTGGTGATAGAGTAAAAGGTGGTGGTTTTACACATTTTATGATTGTGTTAAGTGATAAAACTTTACCTAATATACCAGCAGATTTACAAAGAGTTCCTATTGTTGTTAATCCTAGAGATTGTGTGCCTAAAGATTATATTAGAGGTAACATAAAAGAGAATATGAAGCTAATACCAAAGGATAAATTTATAGAGAAGTGTAGAACACATACAGACCATGCTATAATTATATCTGGTGGTCCTAATATAGATTATAAACAGTTAAGAGAAACTTTAGATAAACATCCAAAGGCTTTTACTATGTGTGTTAAGCATGCATATCCTGGTCTTATAAAAAATAATATTAAACCAGATGCATGTATATTGTTAGACCCACGTTCAATAGAAGGTGAGAGTACACATGGTATTAAGAGAAAAGATTTACTAAAAGACCTTGATGAAGATACTAAATTTCTTGTAGCTTCTATGACAGACCCATCTGTTACTAATTATCTTATGGAAAAGAAAGCTGATATTTGGGGTTGGCATGCCTTTACAGAATCATTAAGAGATGATGAAGATAGAAAGCATGCAATCAAAAATAATCAGGTAAAGATTAGAGAAGATGTAGGATTACCTGTAGGTGCTACGCTAATTACTGGTGGTACTTGTGCAGCTATGAGAGCTATAGGTATGTTACACACTATGGGTTTTAGAAACTTACATTTATTTGGTTTTGAATGTTCATTAGAGAAAGAACCTACAGATGATATGAAGAAAGAAACTACTGGTGCAGATGATGAACCTAAAAGACCAAAGTATTTTCAAGTATCTGTTGGTGATAAAACATACTGGACTACTGGTGAGTTACTAGCAATGGCACAAGATTGTGAGAAAACTTTTGCTGATAAAACTATGGGTATTAATTATAATTTTTATGGTAAAGATAGTTTAGTATCTGAGATATGGAAAGGTGCATTAAAGAAAGAAACGTTACCTAATTATAAGGATATGTTAAATGCACAATAGAGAGAACCCATCTAAAGATTATACAGAACTTTTAGAGGAATATAAAGAGATGCATGAAGATGCTAAATACTTTACAGGTATTAGTATTGTCATGCATCTATCTACTATCACTAAAATAATATTAGTAGAGGGTGCTAAAAGTTTAATTGATTATGGTTGTGGTAAGGCAACATTATATGATAAAGAAAAATATAAAACAATGTTGTTAAATAAGAAAGGACAAACACTACCAAAACCTTTAGCTGATATATGGCAGTTAGATTTTCATGCATTATATGACCCAGCATATCCTAAATATAGTAAGTTACCTAAAGGTAAGTATGATGCTGTTATTTGCACTGATGTTATAGAACATATAGATGAGAAAGATGCTGACTGGGTTCTTGAAGAGATATTTTCTTATGGCAAGAAGTTTGTATTACTAACGATTGCCTGTTATGAAGCAATGAAAACATTTAAAGATGGTAGGAATGTGCATGTAAATATAAAGACTCCGGAATATTGGACAGAGAAACTAAAAAAACTACATGAAAAACACCCACATTTAAATGTATATTATAGTTTAGATATATTAGAAGATGAAAAAGCAGAGAAGAAAATATCAGTAACAGAATGGAAAAAAATAGAAAGGAAATAATATGGCACTATTAAGTTTAATAGGACCTGCCACTAAGTTAATAGGTAAGTTTGTAGAAGATAAAGATGCAAAGAATAAACTTGCTCACGAGATAGCTACAATGGCAGAGAAGCATGCACAAGAATTAGCTAAAGGACAACTAGCTATAAACAAAGAAGAAGCAAAGTCTGGTAATATATTTATCGCCGGCTGGAGACCCTTCATAGGTTGGTCGTGTGGGGTTGCCTTGGTATGGCACTTTATCGCAGCTCCGTTTATAATTTTCTTTGCAGCTTTGTTTGGTGCAACATTGCCACCACTACCAGAGTTTGATATGGGTAGTTTAATGACTGTGTTAATGGGTATGCTTGGTCTTGGTGGTCTTAGAACTTTTGAAAAATATAAAAAGGTTACAAAATAAAGGAGTAATTATGTTAAAAGAATATAGTATTATATTGACGACTGTTATACTTGTTATTGCTTTTGTATTACTACTAAGCAGTTTCAATCCTGACAGTCAAAAGAAGATAATAATTAACACACCTAATGCTATTCCTGAACCTGTTATAGAAAACAAGGTTTATGAAAAGTATGAGATGGGTAATTATAGATAGTGGCAGAATTTAAGAAACACACACCTTATAAAACTAAGGATTGGTATTTAAAGTGGGCATCATCTTTTATATTAATAATAGGGATTATGCTCACTTCTCACAATATTTATCCACTTAATTTATATGTAAGTTCTGTGGGTTTATTAGGCTGGACTATCGTAGGTTTTATCTGGAATGATAGAGCAATTATGGTGGTAAATTTAATATCGCTAGTTATATATATGACTGGTTTGATAAATCATTTACTTTTTACAATGACGAGTATAAATTAATATGGCATTAAATGAACAACAAGAAAGATTTTGTCAGTCGTATATTTTACACAGGAATGCTTCAGAAGCTGCGAGGGCTGCTGGGTACTCGAAAGAGCATGCAGCACGACAAGGGCATAGGTTACTACAAAATGAAGAAGTTATCGAAAGGATTACTGAACTCGAACAAAACCTAACCACTGATGTAGATGTTATTACTGAAATAGAAAAACAATATGATTATGCCAGAGCAAATGGGCATACAAATAGTGCGATAAAAGCATTAGAATTATTATCGAGAGTAAGAGGTACTCAAGAAGAGAAAGAAGATAACACAGACCCTGTTAAATTAAAAGAGGATTTGGTAGCTTCTGCTAAAATATTAGGTAAAGATTTTTACTTTGAGATTGGTAAGAAAGCTGGGTTCTTAAACGGACATAACAAGGTAGACAATGTAGATAATAAAGAAGATAAAGAATAATACACAGCCTCCTATAACAGCATTCTCTATCTTTTGACGCTGTATTCTTTTAGCTTCTAACTCTGCTTCTTTCTTTTTTCTTCTTATCTCTGCTTGTATTCTTATGACTTCATTCCAAGCATTAGGACCATAGTTCATATTAACAAAGGTTCTAAGTTCATTCTCCATTTCTATTGCCTTCTTTTTCATGGCAAATGTTTCTAGAGCTTCTTCCTCTACAGAACCAAATGTTCTATTCTTCTTTTTATTATGCCCTTCTTTAACTGTTTGAATCGCACCCATCCACCTGCCTAAATCTTTAGACATGCTTTCTACTTGCTTACCTACTTTGAATCCTGCTACAATAGTTTTGTATGCAGTCGTAGCTACACCAAATGCTGTAACTGGGTCCATGTTTGCCTCTTAATTTTTAATGGATTATATAAATCTTGGTTGTCTTTTATAGGGGTCTGATTCTATTCTGCCTCCTGATTGTTTCTTTGTAGTAATTGGTTGATAAGAAGGTCTGACTTCTATTTCAGTTTCATTATCTTTTATAGGTTTATCATAAGGGTTAGTAGTATCAAATAAATTTTTAAAAACTCCTTTTTGATAACTTTCATCCTTATCTTTATCATTAGCACCATGATATCTTTGAATCACGTCTTCTAAAGATTTTGTTTTTGATTCTTTTTCTTTTTGTTTTAAAACAGTTTTAAATAAATTAAAATAATTTTCTTTATAATTATCTCCTAATAATTCTAAAGGTATTCCTGTAACTAATCCTTTTTTTCTTCTTGTTTTTGATAGTGGATGATTACTAGGTAAAAAATATCCTTGGTTTACATAATCTAAAAATTCTTTTTCAGTTATACCTAATGTTTCTAACCATTTTTCTTCTCTAGCTCTTTCTGTGTTAACTGCTTTTTTAGGTCGATACTCTTGATACTTGTTTCTATTATTAATCATATTTTTAAATATTTTTTGTGCAGCTATCATTTTTTTTGCAAAGTTTTTTGTCTCTTTATTTTTTATATTTTTTAACAATGGTTCTGCAGTGCTATAAACTATTTGTGCAGGTCCAAAAGCTGAAGAATCTAAACCTTTACCATATCCTACAAAATCAAAGATAGGGTCCTGTCCTTTCCATTCTTTTTTTGATATACCTTGATATATATAATTATAAATTCTGTCGTCATTATCTTTTATGCCCTTATATAACTGTGAAGGAGTAAAAGTATAACGTGACGTATCTGTTGGTGTAGAAATTATTTTTTCCTCATCTGCTTTTGGATAATCTGGACCTGATAAATTATATTCTTTAACTTCTTTTTTCTTAGATTTTTCTTCTTGCCCAATTAATTTTTTTTGTTCATCAGATAACATCCCTTCTGTTGAAACAGTACCTAAATTTGTTCTAGGTATAGCCCTAGATAAACTTGCCAAACCTTTTTCTAAGTCTCCTATTTCTTGTACTTGTTTAGGTGTATCAACGGAAGATATTTGATTATATTGAGACATATCTGCACCTTCAGGTATAAGCTCTGGTCCTCTAGACCTTTCATAGGTCATAGCTTCTTCAGCCTCTTTATTCCTTTTAAAATCTCCTATTGTATATCTAAATAAAGTCTCCAATGCTTTTGGGTCAATCATATCTTTATCCTTTCACCTATAAACTCTTACGTTTGGATTATTTAAATCTACTTCTACTGGTCTACATATTGCTGTATATTTTTGTTTAGTTGCAGGGTTTGCCGGTTGTTTCATTACCCTAGCTGCAAAGTATTTACATCTATTAATATCAGCAAACATCATGTTACTTTCTTGTTGTGCTCTACCTAGATATATCATCAATAAAAAAACAGTTGTCACTTTTCTGCTGCCCTTCTAATCATATCATCTATCTTACTTTCTAATCTATCAAATCTTTGCATGAGTTGTGACATATCATCTTTCACATCTTCTTTTGTAGCATAGTTTATTGCCATGTTTTCTTTAGCTTTTGCTAGCTCATCTTTAACTTTACTAATAGAGGCAGATGTAGAACGTATCCACCATAAAAATCCACCTATTGCCATTGTTAGTATTGCGTTCCATATCATTGTCATATCTGCCATCTTAGTCTCCTATTATTATATCTGGTAATTCTTCTGTTTGTAATGGTTTACCCATGTACATGTTAGTTAATTTATTGAAAGAGTTTCTTATGGTTGGTACATATTTACGTATAGATGGATTTCTTTTTCCTAAATCTCTAAAAAATTTAACATCAAGTCTAGGTGCTGTAAAAGTTCCATTTAATATATTTTCTATTTCTACATTAGAAAAACCACCAGCAGTTTTTATTTTTTTATCTCTCAATAAACTTCTTACTTGGTCAGTTGACATAAATTGTTTTAAATCCATAACCATTTCATACACACCTTGTTGAGCTGCGAACTGTTCTTCAATAGCTTCTTGATAATCTTTTAACATAGAGTTTAAAGATGTATTATCATCTGGGTCTATTAAGATATCTTTAATTTTTCTAGATTTAGAATTAACAGTTCCATTTGCATTCCTCATTAAATTACTAACAGCAAAACCTAATTGTTTTTTAGGTTTATAATCTTGTTCTTTTATGCCTAATCTAAAAGGATATAATAAAAGTGAGAGAGGACTTTCTTCTCCAGTAGGTCTAACACCTAACTCTGAAAAGTAGTCAGCTAAACTAGAGGCATCTTTTAAATAACTTCTTTTATCACCAAAATATAAAGGTCGTAAAGCTCTTCTTATATCACTACCTATAGCTCCCTCTCCACCTAGTGAAGCAGATAATTTATCTATGGCATCATTTGCACCTGCTTCTCCAGCAACATCTGTAAGAAGTTTAAGTATTCCAGGCTCTAATATTTTATAAGTTTTTGCTAAAGCTCTAGCACTTCCTTCTTCAGTGTCAGATTTAGCATAATCTAAAATTGAAAATCCTAAGTCAGTTGCTAGTGATGGAGATAAAAAAGGCTCAAATGTTTTCTTAGCAATATAAGGAAATAAATCATCTAACTGAGCAGTTACATCTTCACCATTTGCAGCAGCAATCATAAGTGGTGCTATAACATCAAGAACATATTGGTCAGGATTAGCATAACTTAAATCAGTAACACCATATGTTTCATTACCTTCTGCATCCTTACCTTTAGGTCTTATTTGTAATGCATGATAACGTGACCACTCTGGCATCATTTTTCTAACACCAGATTCCATATCACTTGTACCCATAACTTGATTATACATATATGCAGATATAGTTGGTGCAGCAGCCATTAATGTTTGTGATAATAATCTATTTTTACCAGCTTTTATCAATGAGAAATTATTATTCTCAAAACCATTTTTTATTTCCTCAGCACCTAGTTTTAATATTTTATATTTATTACGTAAGTTCTCTGCAGGAAAGGCAGTAAAAGCACCAACAATAGGTATGTCTCTCATGTATTCAAAAACTTTTGGTATTCTAGAATAAACAGGTATAACATCTAGTGTTTTTTGTGCTGCTTCTTCCCATAATAAATCACTATCAAATTTATCTAAATCTTTTTTATAGTTAGCATTAAACTTATCACGTAGTGTAAACTTACCTCTTTCTGCCTGCTTCATCATAGTTTCAATTTGTCTTGGTGTAGGTTGTTTTACTTTTGGTAATTCTACTCCAAAACCTTTTGAAAATTCTTCTCTTCTTAATTGTTTCTCATCAGGTGTCATATTATCCCAAATAGCCTGAGCTCTATCTCTTTCACTGGTAAAAGTCATTATCTTACCAATATCATCAGTTCCGGTATATGTTTTTTCTGCAGCTCTAGCAAATCTTTTACCAAGTTTAGTTCTTTCTATATTAGACATAAAACCAGATGATAAGTCTAGTAATCTTCTAGACATCCAACCACCAAAACTTTTTCTACCTTGTAAGTTTCTAGCCTCTGCTAATCTTCCTAGTATTTGATTTATCTCTACATTTGAAGCAGTAACACCTAAACGATTTGCTAACTCTGTTAGTTTTTGTTTTTGTTCTTTATTAGATGTTTTCCAAAGTTGAGCATATTTACCAACACCTTTAAAGTTACCAGAATTAGCAACATACTGAGGAACACCCATAATATTTCTTACATGACCAAAAGGATTATAAACTGTTTTACCTTTTTTCAAGTAACCATTAATACCTGAAAATAAACTACCCATAAGAGTATCATTTAACACACCTTCTCTTTGTGTTAGTATTCTTATCTTTTCACCTAATTCTCTAGGCACATATATCTGTCCTAATTTTGGGTCAAAAATATCACTACGTCTAATTCTTATACCAACATCATCACCTAAGCCACCAACTAAAGGAACAACATCTTGCCCTTGTAAAGCATTTCTAGCTGCAGCATCATCTGGAGCAACAACAGCAAGACCTCTACCTAGTAAGCTATTACCTATTTGATTTGCTATTCTAATATCTGCTAAAGGTTCTGTTATAGCACCTATAGTTTCTGCTGCTCTTACTGCTGGACTATAATTAACACCCCATATTTTTTGTAATATAGGGTCTATTTCTTTTCTTCTTTTTAATCCACCTAATTTTGCAGGACCTTTTTTAGGATAAAAACTTTCATAGATTTCTTGTTCTACATAATCATCTAACTTAGCTCTTTGAAACTCTTTAACACCTTCTCTTTCTTTATAAAAAGAATCTTTTATTTTACCAACTTCAAGAACTGCTCCGGTATCTTTATCAATTATTCCTTCTCTAATTCCTAATTGAACTTGTAAGTTAGGGTCTTGTCTAGCTTTAGTTTTTAACTCATTTAAAAATTTTTGATTAACTTCATATTTTTTCCAATACTCTTTAGGCATTCTAAAACCTTGAAAAAGTTCTGGTCTTGTATATATTTTTTTAGTGTATTTAACAGGGTCTATTTTATATATATCTTTAAGTTTTTTACTTTGACCATCTGTATTTGTAAATACATCATTATATACTCTTCTACGTAAATCAATAAAATTAGATATCGCATCTGCTAATTTAACATCTTTTTTAGATGGAAACTCTCCACTTAAAGTTTTACGAATGCCTGTTCTTATTTCATTTAATGCTGCTGTATCTCCCTCCATTGCATCATTAACTAAATCTAAATCTCTTTCACTTTTTATAAAAGAACTTTGAGCTATCTCTAAATCATCAACTACTTTTTCTGTTTCTTGTTTAATAGTTTTAAAAGCTGCTTCACCTATTTCAAAGTTTCTTGCAGTTATAGTATCTAAACCACCTTGAGGCAATAAAAAGTTTTTTAAATAATTAATGTGTTGAGCAAGTGCCTCACCTTGTTTAAGAGCAACTCTACCTAGTCCTGTTTTCTCTAAACCTTTTGCACTTATTTTAGCTCCTTCTTTAACTGCTGTTGTTCCTAGTGAACCTAACTTGGCTAAACCAAAACCAGCAACAGGACTAATAATACCTTCTAATGCAGCTTGTTGACCTGCTTGAGCAAAATCAAAATCACCTTTCTTTCTTCTACCTATAGCCATATCAACATCTTGAGCTTTTAATGCTTGTGCTCCACCACCTAATGCAGCTACACCTCCTTCAACACCTAATGCTGCTGTTGTTCTACCTATTTGTCTTAGTCTATCTTGTCCAGCTATATTTTTTATTTTTGTTTTTACTAATTTTTTTACACCTTGTTTAGCTGTTTCTTTACCTGCCTGTACAGCAGCACCACCAGCACCAAAAGTAAAGGCACCAGCAAGAATAGATAACAAGTTAGTAGGGTCAGTAATACCAGCAACTAAATAATCTTTAATTAATTTAGATGTAGGTGCAGCTCCTTGAGAACCTATAGTAGGTAATTGTTCTATTTTAGTTACAGCTCTTGCATACGACTGTTGATTTTCAGGTGACATATCTTTAACTTCATCACCAATAACAAAAGTAGAAGCTACGTTTGTATCAAAATATCTTTTATTTGTTAAAAATCTATCTAGAATATCACCAGCTTTGGTACTAACATTAATACCTTGTGCACGTAATGATTTATATGCATCTCTTAAAAATAAATCATCATCTAGTAAGGATGTGTAAGTTATTTTTTCAGACATGTATTAATCCACTTCTATGTTTCTATCTTTTTTCTCTTCTATACTTGTATTAAATCTTTTAGATTCATCTTGTGGGGTTTGAGTATCTCTTCCTATAGCATTTAAAACTCTATCTATATCTTGTTGTCTCATAAAGGCTTTATTTGCTTTTAACGTATCTCTTGCAATATCTGCATTACCATAAGCTATAAAGTTATTTAATATATCATCTGCTATTGCTATAGAATCTTGAGCAGGTTTATTTGTTGCCTCTACTGCTGATAAAGTTTTAAGAATTGCTGATGCCTCAGCATTCATTCCTGCTACTATATCATTAAATTGGTCTCGTTTTAGTTGACCTTTTTCTAACATAATTTGATACTTAGTCATTTGTGTATTAAACTTATTCATAATAGCTTGTCTAGCTAAACCTCGTTCTTCTTTATTTAAACCAGATATAATATTTTCATATTCTTTTTGCCCTTTTACTACTCTTTCTCCAGCTCTAGCTAAATCTCCACCAAAACCTCCTCCACCACCTTCAAATAATCCAGCAGCTAAATCAACAAAAAATTGTGCTTTTCTACCTTTTTGAGTTTGTTCTTTTTCTTTTCTAATTCTTTCTGCATCTTTTTTATCTTCTGCACTTATAAATTTTTCTAAACTTTCTACAGAAGATAACTTTGCTGGTATTACTTCTTCACTTATTTTTTTTCTTTCTGCAGCTATTGATTGTAATGCATTTTCTAAAGCAGACATAGGACCTGGTTTATCTCCTGGAACTTGAGAAGCTATGGTATCATCAAGTCCTGATTGTATAAGTTCTCCTTGAGCCTCTCCTCCAAACTCTCCTTCAGCTCCAAAGTTCTGCATGTTATAAGACATATTATTATTAGGTGATGCCTCTTCTATGTCTTTATCAAGCTCATCTATTTCTTCTTGAGTCATTGCAGTTTGTCCAGCAAACTGTCTATTAACTACAGGTAAACTAGCTATACCCTCTTTAATGCCTCCACCTTTTGAAAATAAACCTACATCTCTAGCTTTTTCATAAGTTCCTAAAGCACCTGATACAGTTCCTAATGCACTAGCTAAAGGACTTGGTTGAAACTTTGCTTGTTGATATGTAACATTACCTTGACTAATAGGTGTGCCAGCTACTAAGGCTTGATACTGTCCTAGTTGTTGCTCTGGAAAACCTCTCTCTTGTAAAAATCTTTGATATGATTCATCTAATAATTGTTGTTGTCTTTGTTGTTGCTCTCTACCTACAGCCTCTAACGCACCTAGCTCTCTAGTTTGTGCACCAAATTGTCCTGTTGCTAAACCAGTAAGTCCTTCAGCAGCTTGTGCCTCTCTAGCTTTTTGTTGAGCAAATGCTTGTCTAGCATCTTGAAAGGCTTGCTGCTGTCCTCTTGCTTGTATATCAGCTAATAACTGTGCTTGTTCTCCAAGTGTTTGAGCTTCTAACATAGTGCCTCTTGTACCACCAAAAGCACCTGCACCTATTTGTGCTGCTCTAATTTTAGGTAATGTATCTCTTTCAAATGCTTCTTGAGCTTTTCTTTTTTCAACATCAATCACAGCTTGTTGATAAGGAGACATGTATTCTTCTAATGCTTCAGCAGTTGGTCTCTCAGCAATACCTCTTACTAAACCTCTAGCCTCTTCAAATGCTGGAGCTTGTGTTCCTACTAATCCTGCAATACCCTCTTGAGCTTGTTGTTGCTGTGCAGTAACATCAGCTAATGTTTGCCCTTCAAAAGGTACGAATCCTTCTTCTGTTCTTTGTTTATATAGTGCCTGTCCTTTACCTAATATGTCTTTGAGAAAAGGTGCTATCTCCTCTGCTATTTTAGGTTCAGTGATTGATGCCGGTATAACCTGTGCTGGTTGGCTTTTAGTAATACCTAATAAAGATGATAATATACTCATTATACACTCCTTCTCATTCTATCTAATGCTGCTAGACCATCTATTTCTTTTTGTTGTTTCTTTTGTCCTGTAGCTGCCATTCTAATATCTTTTACTGTTTCATCCATAATCTCTGCACCTTCATCTGGATTACCATTACCTAGTAAAGACATTGTATTAGCATCTACTACATATTCTTTAGGACTTACTGCTAGTGTTGCCACTTGCTGTCCTGCTTCTCCTTCAACGATAGGCATATATACATTATCTTCCATACCACTTCCACGACCTCCTACCATTCCTGAAAACTCTTTATACTTTACATCCATATTATCAGAAGGCATGCCTCCATATGCCATACCTATTAATCCACCTGATGAACTTAATACTGGGTCATTTACTCTTTCATAACCTAACCTAACACCAGATGCTTTTCTTTCACCACCAGGTCCAAAACTTTGTGATGCTTGCTGTATCATTTGTAATGCTGTTCGATAATCTATTTCTTCTCCATCAGCATTTCTATATACAACTCTTTGTCCATCAAAGTCTGTTGTAATTCCTGCAGAAGATAATTGGTCTGGTGTAAATTGTTGAACTGGTTGTGCACCTTGTAATCCAGATAATGCAGTAGTTCCTAATAATAATTTTTGTGTTGTTGGAAGGTCTCTTACTTTTTGAACTCCAGTTGCTAAAGCATCTTGTATTTTAGTTAATGGTGACATTGATGCATCTAGTGCTGCTTGGTCTGCAGCTACATCTCCAACAGAAAATTCAGGTTGAACATTTGCTTGCATTCCAAAATCTTGATAGTTTGTAGGTGGTGCTCCTACTGAATCTACTGGTGGTGCAGAGGAAACACCACTAATTGCTCCAGTTCCTTCAGCTCCAACTGCAAATTCAGGACTAACAGGATTAGCTTTAGCAAAATTTGCATAACTAGATGAATCAGTAGGTAATGCTTTATCAGCTCCTGCTCCTGCTTTTGGACCAAATAATTTACCACCAGCATATGTTAATCCAGCAGTAGTAACACCTTTTCTCAATGCTTCTTCTGGGTCATCTCCAGCAAGTAATGAACTTAATCCAGCAGAACCACCATATAGTGCAGGTGCACTTAATTTTGATAAAGCTGGTAAAAATGTAGGTCCAAAATATGCCATTGCTAAAGGTAAAGCAATTCTACCTATATCTGATTTAGCAACATTACGAACACCTTTTGCAACACCTTTAACAGCTTTACTTAAACCTTTTCCAATAGATTTAAAAGGTTTTGTAATACTTTTTATGAAACCACCAAACCCAGCTTGTGCTACAGGTAGGGACATAAGACCTGTATCCATCATCATAGGCTGTGGTTGATTCATATAATTTTCTGCTGCCATTCCTTGCATAGTAAGTGCCTGCAAGTTTCTCAGGTTATCCATGCCTGTCATTTCTGGTTGTTGTAAATTATCTCTAAACATTATTAAATCTTGTAGTCCCATTGCCATTATACTTTCCTTCTGTCCATATAGTTTGATTGTGCTTTTGATTGGTCTGCATAAAATTTATTACTAGCATCACGTAAAGGCTCTATCTTTTGTTTTTGGCTATAGATACCTTTCATTAACCCAGTTTTACCTCGATTAATATTTTGTATATAACTGCTAGTGTTAACTAAATTAAAATAATCTTTCATTAAAAAAATGCCTTAAATGTTGTTGAAGCTGCAGTGCTAACAAATCCTTTATATTTACCAGCACTTGTTGAATATACCACATCACCTTTTTGTGGGTTTAAAACATTACCTGAAGTTACTTCTACTCTGATAGTTGTTGATGGTCTATTATCTACAAGTGCATCTCTTGAATCTAATTCATTTAATAATGTAGCACCCCATCTTTGTATCTCTGTGTACATATCACGTAATTCTTTTGTAGGTATATTTACTAGATTAGATAACTCAGGATATCTTGCCATTATCTCCCACCATCTTTTTGTAATGCCATTCTCAGTGAACCCCATCTCCACTTAGTTCCTGTTGAATCACAAGATACCCTGATTCGTGCTTGCCTTCCTCGTGCTCGCATACTTATCTTTTCTGTAGTATTTGATATCGTAAAAGGACCTTTTTCAGTTACTTCTTGGCTTTCAGGATATCGTTTTGTTTTTACACTAAACTTTATATTACCAGTATTAATATCATAATCAGGTATAATCTTATCCATAAATATTAATTCATTACCATCATCTAAATCAAAATCAGCAGATTCTATAAAAGAAGTTTGTGCACCATTATTAACTGTATATACAGATACTGGTTCATTGTTAAATAAATTACTACCACCAGCAGTTGTGCCTGTTGTTATTGTATTTCCAAATACTGTTCTATCTGCAAAGGTTGTAAAAATTCCTGTGCCATATACCCAGTAGTTTTCTTCTGGTGAATGCACTACATATTTGTTACACTCATTAGAGTCAGTGCCTGGATATAACCAAATTATTTCTTTGAACTCTGAGTTAATACCTGCAAACACTTTATCTTTTACATCATAATTTAAATCATCAAAGATAAATCTTCTAACAGTACAATCTAATGTTCTAACTTGACCATCATATGCATAGAAGTTTTCTTCACTCATCCAATATGATACACCATTATAATCAACACCACCATGTGTAGATATTAAACCACAGTTACTACCTGCCTGTCTAAAACTAAAAGTAAATGGTGGTCCTGTAAACTGCATTAACCATAATGAATTATCTGTCCATATATTAATAGCATTTCTACTTCTTACTGCACCTACTATTTTAGTACCATCTGTTAATACTGTTTCACCAGATGTAGAACTTGTACTTGGCACCCAGTTTGTTATGTCTTCTTGATTAGACCAACGAACAGTCATAGGGTCAAATGTTCCTGTTGGTGATGATGTAGTATTAAAAGCATTACTACCTAAACATATTAAATGTCTATCGTTTGGTGATACAATAATAGAGTTTACAGTTGTTGGTGTTGAGTTTGTAGCACCAGATACTTTAAATGCTCTTTCTGGACTTGCAGAGGCATCAGTATCAAATCTATAAATAGTACCACCTCTTCTTACTGCTATAACATCTTCACCAAAGTTATCTAAACTCCACTGTGTAATCTCACTTATAAAATCACTAGCACCTGTTGATGTTGGTTGATTCCAACCTCTACCACCTGCAGCACACACACCGGCTGTAAAAGAACCTGCACCATAGCCTAAACCTGCTACAGCTTCAGCAGCTCCGGTTTCTAATAAAAAGTGACAAGTTCCTTGCCCTTGTGAAGTTTGTGCAGCACTTGCTGTAGTTACTACATCAATAGCAAATGTATTTGCATTTATAACACTTACTGGAAATACTGAATTAGCTAAATCAATATTACCACCTACTTCACTTACACTGGTAAAAAATACAAAGTCACCTGTACTTCTTCCATGTGCTGTTGCAGATACTGTAATTGTATTAGCACTTAATGCTACTGTAAAGGCACTAGATACTGTAACTGATACAGACACTGGTGTAATGTCTACAATTCTATCACCATCATGTTCAAAGAGTTTTTTCTCTGTACCAAAGACTGCTCTTTTTAATCTTCTATTATCAGCAAAAGTTACTAAATCTCTAGCATTACCATCAAAGGTAGCACTAACTCTGGTTTCATAACCACGTATTACTTCTGGTTTGCCTGCTCTAAATCGTACTCTGTCTCCATCATACCATTTACCTTCTTCAGCATACTGCGTTGATTCTCTGTGAAAACCAGGAGCAATATTTAATTTAATAAGTTTTGCGTCAGGATTTGACATGTAGACTCCTAGTCAAAGTTTTTTAATAAAGCTGCATCTATAGTAGTTGCACTCCTTGTAGTAAATACTAATATATCCACATCACTTGCACCTGTACTTAATGTAGGTGCTGCACCAGATACAAACTGATAGGCAGAATTATATGCTAATGTTCTAGAACCTGTGCTATCTTGTATAATATGTATTTGTCCTGATTGCCCTGCTACTGCATTTGATGGTGCTGCTAGTGTTCTATTACCAGCTAATGTTACTACAAAATTATTTCCTAGTGCAAAGTTAACTGCAATACTTGTAGCATCTGTTAATGTTGTAGGTACGTTATATGCTCTAGCAGATGTTCCTACTTTTAGAGAACCTGCCTCTACAACAAAATCACCTCTTACTGTTGTGTTAGCTGTAACAGAACTTCTTACATATCTTGCATCAGCTATAGATACATCTGGCACATCTGTAGTGCCTGTTCCTATATCTGCAGAAGCTGCTGTACCAAAACCTTGTCCTCTTGTGTTTGTAGCAAATACACTTGTACCATCACAGATAACTAAACCTATAGAACCAAAAGGTATAGTATATCCATCACCACCTGCAGTTTTAATTTTAACCACATCACTTGCTGTAGTATTAGCAGATACTTTATTATTAATTACATAACTTTTTGAGTTAGAAGGTATTTCTAATGTAATGGTAGTATTAGTGCCACCAACAGAACCTATTACTTCAAGAAAGGCAGACCTTGCTGTATCACCTCCACCATTCACTGCAGATAATGTGACAGTAGCTGCTGAACCTATTGAGATAGTTGTGTATGCTGCAATAGCATCATCTACTAAACTAATAACACCATCATTTAATACAACACCCCATGAGTTAGGATTATCTCCATCACCCTGTTTGTTTAATCTTATTCTACTTGTAAATGTTGATGCCATATTATTCTCCTATTTAAATATAAGTCCTTGTTCTCCACCAACTAAACCACAGGACAAACCATTTGTATTTGTAAAGATAATAGTCCAACTATCTTTATTATCAGTTGTAAATATTTCTATTAATTCATTTTGTGTACTAACACCCCATGCTAATCTTTGTTGTTTATGATTATTTTTTAAATCATTTGTTAGATAAACATGAGATGCACAAGTATATTTTGTTGATAAAATAAATTGTTGAACATTTGGATTACTAAAACTTATAGTGGTAATAAAAAATAATAATATAATTAAAATATATTTCATTAGTCTTTACACTGGCAAAGTTTACCAAATAATCTTTTTTTTAATCTTCTAAAAAACTTTTTTATTTTAACGTATGTACGTTTGAACATTCTCATCATCACTCCATCTGTTTACTCTTGCTACTGTATTTACTGATGTAATCTCTCCATCACTATCATAGTTATATGTATCT